TCATTACTTGGTTTCAGATTCGAAAAACCCTTGTTTAAAACAGGTGGATCTGTTATGGCTAAATGCAAATTAGGTAGAAATAAAAAAACTAAAATTTACTAATGGCTGAAATCGATAAAGCAATTGATCTGGAGGAAACTCCAGAAGGCGATATGGAGGAAGAAGTTTCTGTAGAATTAGAAACTCCAGAATCTGAGAAAGACCCAACAGCTGTAGAAATGTTCGAAGCTGTTGAAGACTTCTATAAAAATATTGCCGAAGACATGTCTGATGAAGTACTTCAGAGAATGTCTAATCAATTGATGGACGATTACAAAAAGGACAGAGTATCTCGTAAGGATTGGGAAACCAGTTACACAAATAATTTAGATTTACTTGGTATCAAACATACCGAGATGACGAGACCGTTTAAAGGTTCGGCATCCGTAACTCATCCACTTTTATCCGAGGCCGTTACACAATTTCAAGCACAGGCTTATAAAGAATTACTCCCGTCTCAAGGACCAGTGAGAACTAGAGTTCTTGGCGTTGAGGATGAACAGAAAATGAATCAAGCACAACGAGTGCAAGATTTCATGAACTACATGATTACTGAAGAGATGGAAGAGTATACTCCAGAATTTGATCAGTTGTTATTTTATTTAGCACTAGCAGGTTCTGCATTCAAAAAAGTTTACTATGATGAAGTTGCACAAAGAGCAGTATCTAAATTTATACCTGCAGAAGATTTAGTCGTACCCTATTATGCAACCGATCTAATGGATTGTGAAAGAATTACTCATGTATTAAAAATGGGTGAGAATGAAATATTGAAAAAACAACAAGCAGGATTTTATAGAGATGTAGAATTAAGACCTACAAATAAAGGACCATCAGAAATTGAAAAGAAATACCAAGAATTAGAAGGAGTGACTCCTTCAACAGACAAACAATACTCTTATCAGTTACTAGAAATGCATGTCGATTTAAATTTAGAAGAATTTGAAATGCAAAATTCAGAAAAAGCAGTTAAGATTCCATACATCGTAACGATTGATGAGGGTTCAGGAGAAGTTTTATCTGTTTATCGTAACTATGAACCTAACGATGAATCGAAAAAAAGAAAAGAATATTTTGTACATTTCAAATTTTTACCAGGATTAGGTTTTTATGGGTTTGGTTTAACGCACATGATAGGTGGATTATCTAGAACAGCTACACAATCACTAAGACAATTGCTAGATGCAGGAACATTGTCGAATTTACCTGCAGGATTTAAGTCTAGAGGGATAAGAATTAGAGATGATGATCAACCATTTCAACCAGGAGAGTTTAGAGATGTAGATGCACCTGGTGGAAATATCAAAGATCAGTTCCAAATTTTACCATTTAAAGAACCATCAGCTACATTATACCAATTAATGGGTTTTGTTGTGGACGCAGGACAGAAATTTGCAGCGATTACTAACATGGATACTGGTAATGACATGCAAAATAGAGCTGTAGGTACGACTGTTGCGTTACTGGAACGTGGTTCGAGAGTCATGAGTGCTATTCACAAGCGATGTTACTACTCAATGCGTAGAGAATTTAGGTTACTTGCTAAAGTTTTTGGAACATACTTACCACCAATCTACCCATATTCAGTATATGGCGCAGATCAAGCAGTTAAACAAACTGATTTTGACGATAGAGTGGACGTAATTCCAGTTGCAGATCCGAATATCATGAGTATGGCGCAAAGAGTTACACTTGCTAATGAAAATTTAAAGATTGCAATGTCAAATCCGATGATGCACAACTTGAGAGAGGCATATCGTAGAGTATATGAAGCATTAGGTACACAAGATATCGACCAATTGCTACTTCCGCAAGAAAGACCTACACCAAAAGACCCTGCAACGGAAAATATGGACGTATTAAACATGAAACCGTTAAGAGCATTCCCAGATCAAGACCATGATGCACATATCAACGCTCATAGAGCATTTATGTCTACAAGAATGGTACAGATTAACCCACAAGTTTATACTGCTTTACAAGCACACATTTCAGAACACGTTTCAATGAAGGCTCAAGGAGAAGTCGGAGCTGCAATTGCAAATGATCCTATGATGCAAGTAAAATTACAATCGGATCCGCAAGGAGCACAGATTGAGATAAACTCAATGATAGCTAATAGAGTTGCTCAGTTAACAATGGAATTAGCGCAAGCAGAATCTATGGGTCAAAAACAAGATCCATTAGTTGTATTGAAGCAAAGAGAATTAGATTTAAGGGCGATGGATTTACAACGTAAGTCCGAAGAGAGTATGATGAACATGGATATAAAAGAAAACGAAATTGAAGAAAGATTAGATATTGAGAAAATGAAAGTAGAAAACAATGAAGATCAAGCCCGTGAGAGAATTAGAATTGCTGAAGAAAAATTAGAAATAGCAAGAGCTAAAAATAAAGGAGATAAAAAATAATGGCATCACTTAAAGAAATTTATAAAAAAGCAAAAGAAAAAGGTTATGATGCTTCTTATGAAAGTTTTAAATCTGACTATGGTAACGTTCCCGAAGATTTTGATGAATTAATGGGTAAAGAAATTAAACTGTATAAACCTAAATCTAAATCCACTGGAGGTCTTATTAGTGGTAAACCTAAACTTGCTAAGAGAGGTTGGAAATAATGCCACTTACTGCTAAAGGAAAAAAATTAAAGAAAAAATTTAAAGAACAATATGGTAAGAAAAAAGGTGAAAAAGTTTTCTATGCTATGGAAAATTCTGGTAAATTAAAAAAAGTAATTAAAGCTGCTTCGGGTAGAGATGCTGGAATGGGAATGGGTGGTAAAAGTAGAGGTGGTGGTAGATCGGCACCAGGCCCAGGTGATACAGGAGGAGCAGGTGGTTATGATAAAGATACACGACAATTTGGTAAGGTAGGAAGTAGTCCTACAAGCACGGGTGGTGGTAGACCACGAGTAACTGTAAAAACACCTCCTACGGTTACAAAAAACCCTCCAACTTTATTTCAAGCTGTTAAAGGACCTACACCTTTTATGGGATTCAATTTCTTAAAAAATGTTGTATTTGATCCAATGACAAGATATGGTCGTGAACAAAAAGCAAAAGGAGAAACCTTAATAACTCAAAAAGCAGTAACTTTACCTGCAACTAGAGAATATTATAGAACAACAGAAAAACCATTAGATGTTATGAGTAAAGAAGGTAAACAGTATATGAAAGATGCTGGTTTATTGAGTGATCCAAAAGTAACTCCTCCTTCAAACTCGGGTCAAGATAAAATGTGTCCGGATGGAACTATGCCACCATGTGTCAAACCTTCTGTAACTAAAATGCCTACACCTACATCATCAACAGGTTCAAGTAGTTCATCTAATTTTTTAAAAGATTTTATTTTTTATCCACTAAAAAGTGGAGGAATATCTTCTGGGCCTCCTCCTAAAAAAGGACCTAACTCACAAGTACCCCCAGTGAAACTTTCTAAAGGAGGTGGAGCTGCAATAAGAGGAACTAAGTTTAAAGGAGTGTTTTAATGTGGTTCAAAGCGATATCTTTAGCCGTGAAAGCTGGTTCGCATATTTATCAAAACCGTCAGAAGACTAAGATGTTAATGTCAGATGCGCAAATGCATCATGCAGAAAAGATGGCTCGCGGGGAAAGTGAGTACCAGGGCAAATTACTTGAATCGAGAAATTCGGACTGGAAAGACGAGTTCATTTTATTATTACTCTCGGCTCCGATAGTAATGCTTTCTTGGGCAGTATTTTCGGATGATCCAAGTGCAATGGAGAAGATGCAATTGTTCTTTGAATATTTTTCACAATTACCATTTTGGTATCAAACAATTTTTGTAGGTGTCATTGCATCTGTTTACGGACTTAAAGCTACAGATTTAATTAAGAGAAAATAATGTTTAAGTGGATTAAAAATTTATTTATTAGAAAACCTAAAAAAGATCCTCATTTAGAATTATATGAAGATATAGATTATTCTAAATTATCTAAAGGTGATTTAAAAAAGTTACTAGCACAAGGTAAGATTAAGTCTATTTACAAACCTTATATTTAGTATATAAGCCTTGTATGATTCAAGGTGATAGTGTCGAATACGAAATCCTAAAAGAAGCTTGCGATAGTTTAGAAAACGAAAATTTATTTACTTGTGAAATTGGAGTTAGACAAGGGGCAGGTACCAAATTAATTTTAGATTCATTAAAACATAAAAACCATTGGCATATTGGAATTGATCCATATGGTAATTTAAATTACGAACACTATGATAATTCTGGAGCATATACTTGTGATTACACAAACAGTATGAAGCTTCAATTGATTAAAGATATTGATTATGAAAACTTTACATTGTTTCCAATGGGGGATGATGAATTTATGAATCGTTTTCCAGACGGTGTTCCAATTTATAGAAATAAAAAACAAATCATAAATAAATACGATTTAGTCCACTTTGACGGACCTCATAAATCTTTTGATGTTATTAAAGAAGCAGTGTTCTTTGCGGAAAGGTCGCATGAAGGAACTGTGTTTGTTTTTGATGATTATCCAAAATATGATATGGACACAATATTAAAAATTATTGTTAATGAGTATGGTTTTATGCTTTTAAAACAAGGTAAAAACAAAATAGCATTGAAGAGAAATTAATGTTAGATCCATATACTTCAGATAAGATTAAAGGTGTAATTAAAAAACAAGTTGAAGATACAAGACAACATATTTGCTATGGGGTTGATTCGATAGAGAATTTGCAGTATGCTAGGGGCAGACTCAGCGCACTAGAAGCGCTGCTTCAGGATATTAAAAACCTGCAAAAGGAGGATAACGATGGTACAACTGATTAAACCTAAGCTTACAAATTTCGGTAACGAAAAAAATAAGGAAGAGGTCAAATCACAAATTCCAACTGATCCAGAAGGCATCAAAAAATATCTTGAAATCATACCTAACCCTGTAGGCTACCGTATGTTAGTTAGACCTTGGTCTGGCCAACAAAAAACAAAAGGTGGCGTTATCTTAGCAGACGAAACTCAAGACAAAATTCAAATGACAACTGTTGTTGGATTAGTCGTAAAAATGGGTGACCTTTGTTATCAAGATAAAGAAAAATTTCCTAATGGGCCTTGGTGTAATGAAGGTGAGTTTGTCATTTATGGCAGATATACTGGAAG